TCACACGAAATCTATGGAAGATCACCAGCTATGACAGCCTTGCCAGACGTAAAGATGCTAAACGAGATGTCAAAAACTACAATCAAAGCTGCGCAGAAACAAGTGGACCCACCACTATTAGTTCCGGATGATGGTTTCTTATTACCAGTTAGAACTGTACCGGGTGGATTAAATTTTTACAGAAGTGGTACAAGAGATAGAATTGAACCATTAAACATTGGCGCAAACAATCCACTAGGTTTAAATATGGAAGAGCAAAGAAGAACTGCTATTAGAAATGTATTCTATGTAGATCAATTAATGTTGCAACAAGGACCACAGATGACAGCAACAGAAGTTATCCAAAGAAACGAAGAGAAGATGAGATTACTTGGACCAGTGTTAGGTAGATTACAATCAGAATTATTAAAACCATTAATAGATAGATGTTTTAATATTTTATTAAGAAGAGAACAGTTTGCTCCTGCACCAGAATTTTTATCTGGTCAAGACATAGAAATAGAATATGTTTCTCCTTTAGCTAAAGCACAAAAATCTNCAGAGCTTTCATCAATTACTAGAGGTATAGAAATATTAGGATCACTTGCTAATGTAGCTCCAGTATTTGATTANATTAACTTTGATGCGCTAGTTAAACATGTTGCTGATCTTGTAGGAGTTCCGCAAAAAGTTTTAAAACTACAATCACAAGTTAATGCAGAAAGAGAAGCACAAGCAGCCGAAGCTGCACAACAACAACAAATGGCTCAGATGCAACAAGTTGCAAAAGCCGGAGGAGATATAGCACCACTAGCGAAAGCATTGCCAGAAGAAGCAAGAGCTGTAGCAAATGCTGAAGTGGAATAATATGGAAACAAAACAACTAGAGAAAGTAATAAAAGAACTACAAACAAATTATAAATTCATATTCAATACAGAAGAAGGCAAGAAAGTCTTAGCTGATCTTGAAAAAAGATGTCATTATCATTCTACCACTAATGTAAAAGGTGATAGCCATGAGAGTGCATACATGGAAGGACAACGCAGTGTTCTTCTATTTATTAAATCAATGCTGCAAAACAAGGAAAAATAAAAATGTCAAATGAACAGATAACNCAGGAAACTGCGCCTGTAGATCAAGCGACTACAGAAACACAACCACAAGCAACACAAACAACAGTTGCTACCGCAGACACACCTGCACCGCAATCATCTTGGAAAGANTCTATTAGCGAAGCATATAGAAATGATCCTAGNATAGAAAAATTTACAGAGATAGATGCGTTAGCAAAAAGTTACATCAACGCAACTAAAATGATTGGTCAAGATAAAATTGTNATACCAAANAAAAATTCTACAGAAGAAGTTTGGGAAGAAGCCTATACAAAACTTGGTAGACCAGAAACACCAGATCAATATAATTTAAAAGTTCAATCTGATGTTGTGAAGATGGATGACAACGCAATTAAATCTTTTGCCGAACAATCTCACAAATTAGGTTTAAATAGTAAACAAGCTGAAGGTATCTTAAACTTTTATAAAGATAACATGGAAGGCATTGCACAACAATCAAAGATAGATACTGAAACTGCACAAGCTCAATCNGAACAAGTGTTAAGACAAGAATGGGGTAGAGAGTTTGATGCAAAAGTAAAACAAGCTGGTGCGATTGCTAAAGCAAATATCAATCCAGAAGTTTTAGATATGACTTTATCAAATGGGACCAGACTTGGTGATCATCCAGAAATAATAAAAGGCTTTGCAAAGATAGCAAGTATGATGTCAGAAGATAAGATGGTTTCAACTGAAAGCGAGAATGTTAATTCAAACGCAGATATTGAATCAGAAATATCAAGCATTACCAATGATATTAATGGTCCATATTGGAACAAATCTCATCCAGATCACGACAAAGTTGTTCAACAAGTTTATACTTTGAGAGAGATGTTGAATGATGGAAAATGATCATTTAAATAACGAAGAGATTAAACTGGAGATACTAAGGATCGTAAAAGAAAATGGAACAGAGTTCCAAAAAAATGATCCCTTGCCAATCTGCGAAAATTATTATAAATGGATTAAAAGTAAGACAATTCTTAAAAAGAACCTTACTGNCAAGAAGGAATAGACTTCTAGTCTAAAAGACTTTAAATCCAAGAGATGCCTACGCAGGTGGATAACTTCTCTGTTGTTTAACATAAATCATAACAATGGGAGACTAATATGTCATCACAAATAACTACAGCATTTGTACAGCAATATTCTGCTAACATTCAAATGTTGTCTCAACAAATGGGATCGTTATTAAGAGACAAAGTACGTCTGGAATCTGTTGTCGGAAAAAATGCTTTCTTCGATCAAGTAGGAAGTGTAACTGCTGTTGAAAAAACTAGCAGACATTCTGATACTCCACAAATTGACACTCCACATGCAAGAAGAAGAGTATCTCTTGCGGATTACGAATTTGCGGATTTAATAGACCAACAGGACAAAGTACGTCTTTTAATAGACCCGACTTCATCTTATGCTCAAGCTGCAGCTATGGCTATGGGTAGAGCTATGGATGACGTGGTAATCAGTGCCGCTTTAGGAACTGCATTTACTGGCGAAACAGGATCAACATCAACTGTATTACCTTCAGCTCAGAAGATTACTGAATCTGGTACAGATGGTTTAACTATTGCAAAGTTAAGAACTGCAAAAGAAAAGTTCGACTTAGCAAGTGTAGATCCTTCAATCGCTAGATACATTGTGGTATCACCTAGACAGATCACTGATCTATTAGGTACTACTGAAGTAACAAGTTCAGATTTCAACACTGTTAAAGCATTAGCAAATGGTGAAATCAACTCGTTCCTTGGTTTTAACTTTATTGTATCAAACAGACTATCTATTGCATCTTCTAAAAGATCATGTATCGCATTTGCACAAGATGGTATTACATTAGCAGTTGGTAAAGATGTTTCAGCTAGAATAGACGAAAGAGCTGATAAATCTTATGCTACTCAAGTGTACTACTGCATGAGCATTGGCGCTACTAGAATGGAAGAAGAAAAAGTAGTAGAAGTCCAAGCTCACGAAGCATAATAGGAGGAAAATATGGCTACAGTTTATTCAGTTCAAAAGACTAAATGGAATCAGAATGTTCCTTCCGAGAAAATTGATACTACTGAACTAGCGGGTAGAGTAAGAGTTGCTCATGCAGAATATGAAGCATCTTCTCTAGCATCTGGTGATGTGATCGAAATGTTTAATTTACCAAATGGTGCAAGAATTGTATCTGGTAGATTAGCACATGACGCATTAGGTAGTTCAACTACTCTATCAGTAGGTTACGCAGCGCATAACAATGCTGCGGGTACTGCTGTAAGTGCAAGTGCTGCTGCTTATAAAGCGGCTGCTGCTTCTACTTCAGCAACTGCTGTAAATGCTGCTAACACTATTGCACTGGGTGAAAACTCAGTTGTAGATGCTGATAAGGATGGACTTCCTGTGTCAGTAACTATGGGTGGTGCTGCAGGTACTGGAACTATTCAATTAACTATGATGTACGTTGTAGATTAATAAAAAGAATTTTAGGCGGGGAAAGCGAGAGTGGAACCCGCCTAGAGTGCATGAAGAAGATAAAAGATTTAAAACCTGTATTACATTTTAAAAAAGATAATTATGTATATAGGTATGTTTTGGTAGACAGATTCAAACATGGTCCCAAGTATCATTATGGATTTGATCTAAAAGAAGAGAGAACAGAGAAAGAAATTTGGCAACTAGAGAATAGTAGAGAGATCAGAAGAAAATATATATTAAAAAATGACAATAGCTAGATTTGATCCAAGACTAATTGATTTATATAAAGATCCTAGACTTTTGTTGCATTTTCAATGGGGAAGAGATAATAAAATCTATAGATATGCTTTAGTTGAAAAAATTGATATAACAGATATTAATGATGTAACTAAGCAGAAAAAAGATGAGTTGCAATTAACTCAAAAAGAAATATGGAGTAAGTATGGCATCAACAGTAGATATTTGTAATGGAGCATTAAATCAACTTGGTGCTACAACC